AGGTGCTACTCCTGATTCTGATACAAGCAGAATTGCTAGTGATAATAGTTCTGGTTCTAGTAGTTACCATGGTGAAAGAGGTCATGGAAGGCCGCAAAATAATCCTCCAACACCTCCAAGTAACATCAACGGTGGTCTAAACTTCGCAGATCAACGAACAATAGTTGCCCAGGCTTTTCAACGAGCATTAAATGATGCCGCAACAGACCTAGTAATGATTCCTAATTTCACAATAATGGGCGATCCCTATTTTCTTGCCGACAGTGGATTAGGGAATTTTAGTAGTACTGGAACAGGGTCGTTCAACGTTACTAAAGATTTAACCATGGATTATCAAAGCGGCGAAGTAGATATAGCAATCGTCTTTAGAACACCAATAGATTATAATAGTTCTACAGGACTAATGGACTTTGGAGACACATCGATAGTTAGGCACTTTAGCGGACTTTATAAAGTCAACGAAGTCAAACATCGATTCAACAGCGGCAAATTTACTCAAGAATTGTCATTAATGCGTCGACGTAATCAAACTGCTGAAGCCCTTAATAAACCAGCACCAGTATCTACTACTAACAATCCTGCACCAGTTACACTAGTGCGCAGTACAGATACCAACGACGCTGTAGCATTTTCAGGAGCCGCCCAAGCAACCGCTATCGATTCGCGCCCTGCAATTGAGGCTCGCGATTTGCCCGCCAACACGCCTAATCAGAGAGTAGCAGCCTTTAATCGATCAGATCTAGCCAACGATGATGGCGGCTCTGGATCAGCAACTGCTAATCCAACCTCACCGACATCATTTGGAAAGTCGTTTGTTGAACGTCTTGGAATAATAAAAAATAGAATAGTATCTACGTTGACTAAACCTAAAGACTCTAACGAAAATCAAGATATAAACGAATGAATATGCATACATTTTTAAACATCAAGGATTACTATGGGCGTACCTGAAAGATCATCCGAAAAACAACACAAATTTAGTGGAGGTCCTTATCTTGCAAGAGTTGTAAGCAATGTGGATCCCAAGTACATGGGAACACTACATGTACAATTATTACGTGAAGTGGGTAACAGTTATAATCGTCAAGGTCAAACGATACCTGTGAAATATCTAAGTCCTTTCTACGGGGTTACAAATGCAGACAGCACTGATAAAAATAATAATTTTAACGGAACACAAAAAAGTTACGGGTTTTGGGCAGTGCCTCCAGACGTAGGCTTTACAGTACTGTGTGTCTTTGTTGAAGGCGACATTAAGCAAGGATTTTGGATAGGTTGTGTGCAAGATGAATTCATGAACTTCATGGTTCCAGGATTAGCCGCAACAGAAATACACAATGATCCTGGCGGCAAAGGTAAGAAAGTAGTTGCAGAGTGGAATAAAAAAACAAATGACACTGTGCAAACAGACACAACACTAATTAAAAAACCAGTACATCCTTTTAACTCAGTGTTGGGACAACAAGGGTTAGCCACAGACGAAACAAGAGGACTTACTACCTCTAGTGCTCGCAGAGACATGCCCAGCATGGTGTTTGGTATTAGTACGCCCGGACCAGTTGATAGACGTAGCGGTGCAAAAACAGGATCCATCGGCCATTACGAAAGCAAAGTATCGGGCGCATTTGTAAGCAGATTAGGTGGTTCTACGTTTGTCATGGATGATGGTGATCCAACATTGTTGCGTAAAACTCCAGCCAGTGAAGGTCCTCCAGAATATGTCAACGTTGAACTGTCAAAAGACGGAGATCCAACATTACCTCACAATGAGTTAGTAAGGATTCGTACTAGAACAGGCCATCAAATTCTACTGCACAACACCGAGGATTTAATCTACATTGGCAATGCCAAAGGCACCACATGGATAGAATTGACCAGCAATGGTAAATTAGATATCTATGCCGCAGACAGTGTCAGTATACATACAAAAAATGACTTAAACATCACTGCTGATAGAGATATCAATATGAGTGCTGGTGGCAAAGTTAACATTTTATCTGGAGACAACATGCATTTAGATAGCGGTGCAGCCATGGAAATTGTCAGTGGAGCAGACACACTGATTACAACCAGCGGAGCAACAAATATCAACAGCGGAGGAAACCATTTAGAAACAGCCGCACAGATTCATATGAACGGTCCTGCAGCCGCAACAGCCGGCGCAGGCAATAAGCCAGGCAGAGTACCACAAGCAGAACCCTGGAGTGGTCACGAAAATTTAAATCCTAAAGGACACACCCCTGATGCAAAACCCACAGATGGCAAGTTATCATCAACACCTGATACATTTAGGAAAATTGGAAAATAAATACTGTTATGAATATCGAAAAAAATCTTGTTTCTAGAATTAGTGTTCCGTCTGCTAGAAAAACCAGTATTGTATCTAGCCGTACCTACAGGGGAATCAGTACAGTTGCAGATTCTGGCACGTTTCCTTTGTATGATATTTCATTGATAAAACAAGATATTACCAATCACTTTCACATTCGAAAAGGCGAAAAATTAGAAAATCCAGATTTTGGAACAATTATCTGGGATGTTTTATTTGAACCATTGACCGACGAAGTAAGAGATTTAATTATAGAAGATGTAACGTCTATCATTAACTACGATCCCCGTGTTCGAGTAGTAGATATGACAGTAAGTGAGTATGAAAGCGGCCTACAAATAGAATGCGATCTAACTTATCTGCCCTATAACATATCAGAAAGTCTACGTTTTAGATTCGACGAAGCCAACAGTATTCTATAAATTAACTACCCACATTTTCTTACACGATAAATAACATGTGAGGGACATATATGGGTAGCATAGATAGACAAAATCGATTAATTGCCGCGGAAGACTGGACAAAAATCTACCAGAGTTTCCGTAATGCAGACTTTCAAAGTTACGACTTTGACAACTTACGCCGTACGATGATTGCGTACCTGCGTGAAAATTATCCGGAAGATTTTAACGATTACATTGAGTCCAGTGAGTACTTGGCCCTTATTGATCTTATTGCATTCTTAGGTCAAAACCTAGCATTCAGATTCGATTTAAATGCTCGTGATAACTTCCTTGAACTAGCAGAACGCAGAGAAAGCGTTCTACGTCTAGCACGTCTGCTATCCTACAACCCCAAAAGAAATATTCCTGCCAACGGTCTATTAAAGTTCTCTGCTTTAAGTACCACTGAAGAAATTATCGACAGCAACGGTAGAAACTTATCTGGACAAACAGTGCTGTGGAATGATCCCAGTAATGCCAATTGGTATGAACAATTTATTAAGATTATTAATTCGTCGATGAACGAGATAATACAATTTGGCCGTCCTCAGGATAAAAAAGTTATTGGTGGCGTAGCAACAGAACAATATAGGATTAACGGATTAAACACAGAAATACCTGTATACAGTTTTACTAAAAACATCGATGGCCGCACCATGGACTTTGATGTTGTTTCTACAGTGTTTAAAGATTCAGATTCAATATACGAAGAAGCACCGCTTCCAGGAAATAACCTAGCATTTTTATATAGAGATGATGGCGGTGGCCCAGCAAGTAGTAACACTGGATTCTTTTTACACTTCCGTCAAGGCACACTAGAAGAAGGAAACTTTGTAGTAGATCGTCCTACACCCAACGAAGTTGTAGATTTAGATTCATCGGGTATTAATAACACTGACATTTGGTTGTACGGTACTAATACACTAGGCGTAGAGTCGGTATTATGGACACAGGTAGAATCAATTGTTGGAAATAACATCATTTATAACTCTACACAAAGAAATTCTAGAAAACTTTATAGTGTACAAACTAGGTCTAATGACCGTGTTAGATTAGCATTTGCCGATGGTGTGTTTGGAGATCTTCCACAAGGATCATTTAAAGCATATTATCGCATCAGCAACGGTCTAGCATATAAGATTTCTCCAGGTAATATAAAAAGTGTTACCATAGATATCCCTTACTTGAATCGTAATGGTAAGGCAGAAACTCTATCAATTGTGTTATCATTAAAATACACAGTAATATCCTACCACTGAGCGTCAGCCAGGAAATTTTAAAAGTAAAATCTGTCAATAGATCAAGTTCAGGAATCAGTCGATACTTTGATTTAAAAGATGTAACTGGAAAATATAGCAGTACAAATCTATTTGGAACAGATGGAATTATTTACAAAGAAAATTTTACAGAAACATTTAATTTTAGTTTTGCAACAAAAAGCGAAATTGAAAGTGTTGTGGTAAATCAAATTATACCTGTGCTTAAAAAGAAAACAGTTTATGATTTTTATTTAGATAATTTCTCAAGTATTAACTTGGGCGTTCCGTTCATTGCATGGAACCGTATCACTAAAGCCACAAATTTATCAACGGGATTTTTCTCAAACAATACCACAGGGGAATCTAGGACAGTCGGTGCATTCACGAGTTCGAATCTTCGTTATGCAGTAAACGACAGTTTGTTAAAGTTTGTTCCGCCTCCAGGATTTAGAGCGTTTGATTCTAAAAATAATTTCATTGCAAATAGTGCGCCCGTAGTGCCAGGCGAAAAGCCTTATATCTGGACAAAGGTAGTTAACATCACAGGCAGCGGAGTTTTTGGTGCAACAAATACTTTACCAAACGGTGACGGACCAATTAAACTTAATGAATTAATACCATCTGCGGCAGAATTACAAAACATTATTCCTAAATTTGTTAGAGAAATATCTGACAGTGTAAGAAATAGAATATTTGATTTAATATTTGCACAAAAAGAATTTGCATTACGCTACGATGCTGTTGACACAGCATGGAAAATTATCACTGAATCCAATGTAGATAAACTGTCTAATTTTAGTTTAGGAAAAACAGGCGACATCAGTAATCAACGACTTGATGCAAGTTGGTTAATTTTATTCGAAACTGACGGCGAAACATACACAGTTACTAATCGTTCTACTAGATATGTTTTTGAAAGCATCAAGGAAGTTCGATTCTTTTTCGACAGCGGCGACAAAATTTATGATACTAATACTGGAAAAATTGTCAAAGATAAAATTTCCGTATTAAGTATCAATACTAAACCACTAGATGTATATCCGCTGAACAGAAATTATGACTGGGAAATTCTTGACGAGTTTAAGGGTGCTGACGGCTACATTGACAGTAAGAAAATCAGTGTAACATTCACCGACAAAGACGAAGACGGTGTAATTGATGATCCTGAAATTTTTGAAAGAATTGTAGAAACCAGCGTTGAGCCTACTAAAAAACTTATTTTTCAACAACGTCGAACTGGTCTTGACGGCGTCACGGATTATTTTTATATCGCTAACGATGACGATTTAATCCTTACGTACAATACACAAACAGAAATTGACACCAGTGTGCTAGGGGGGATTGCTGAAGGACAACTAGTATATTGTTTAGATGATAAACTAGTAAAAAGATTTATTAGAACTGGTCAGCCTCAATTCCAAGTAACCAATGAGTATAGAGGGTTCTTTGGCCGCGGCGACATAAAGTTTCAATATGTACATAGTGCAGACAGTAGTGCTAGATTAGATCCCAGCGCCACAAACATCATGGATGTCTATGTTTTAACAAAGGCATATGACACAGAATATCGCCGTTGGGTAAAACAAGAAAGTCTTGCAAAACCACTGCCACCGAGTAGTGATGCACTTTTTATTAACTTTGGAACAACACTGCAAAAAGTTAAAGCGATCAGTGATGAAGTTATATACCATCCTGTGAAATATAAAGAAATATTTGGCCCAACTGCACCTACAAGTCTACAAGCAACATTTAAAATAGTTAAAAATAATAATGTATCAGTCAGTGACAGCGATATCAAATCTTCAGTGACAAATGCAATAAACGAATTTTTTGCAATTGAAAATTGGGAATTTGGAGACACATTCTTCTTTGCTGAGTTGACAACTTATATAATGAATAGAGTTGCTCCAAATATCAGCAATATAATAATTGTTCCTAAAGACCCAAGTTTAAGTTTTGGTAGTCTGTATGAAATTAAATCTAACTCTGATGAAATCTTTATCAGTTCAGCAACAGTTAACGATATTGAAATTATCAGCGAAATAACAGCAGAAATTATCAGCGAAATAACAGCATCGAGAATACGAGCCAACGGCACAGTGACAACAACACTGAATAATAATACTGGTATACAGAGTTCAAATTATGGCATTTAATAACGATCAAATTGACCCAATTTTACCGATTGCAAATGACGGTGAAAAAACTTCACTGAGTTTTGTACCTAAATATTTTAGAACTAGTTCTAATCGAAAATTTTTAAGTGCCACCATCGATCAGATGATGTCTGAGGGTGAAGTAGAAAAAATAAATGCCTTCATAGGTAGAAAAACTTTCGAGCCGTATCGCGTTTCTGACAAATACCTACAAGGTGCTACAAAACAGCGAGAAGATTATCAATTTGAACCAGCAGTAATTATAAAAGTATACTATTAAACTTGTTGACGATGGCGATAACCGTGCATATGTGTTTACCCCAGATGGACTAACAAGTAACCCTAATTTAAAATTATACAGAGGACAAACCTATAATTTTCAAGTGGACTGTCCAGATTTTGGAATTGCATTTAAAACTGTAAGAGAAACAGGCGACAGTAATTTTTATACACAAGGTGTTAGTACTGGAAATCAATATATTGAAAGTGGCAGTATTGAGTTTACTGTGCCTACTGATGCACCTAATATCATTTACTATGTTAGTAAAACTGATGTAAACACTGGTGGTATCTTTAAAATTTATGACGTAACTGATGCATCGAGTATTGATGTTGAAAAAGAAGTACTCGGCAAGCAATCATATCGATCATCGAATGAAGTAGAATTGTCCAACGGCATGAAAGTATTTTTTCAAGGAAGAGTAACACCAGAAAAATATTCTTCAGGAAACTGGTACGTTGAAGGTGTCGGCACTGCAATCAAGTTGGTCAAAGAATCAGATCTAGCAACACCGTCTACATATTCGACAAGTACTAGCATTGAATTTGACAACGAGCCTTTTGATAGCCAAGGATTTGAAGTATCGGGCAATCTTCCAAGCAGTAAAGATTATATTTTAATTAATAGATCTAGTAAAGATTTAAATCCGTGGAGTAGATTCAATCGATGGTTCCACAAAGATGTCATAGAAGCATCATCTCAAATCAACAATATACCAGCAATACTTGACCAGTCACAACGTGCCACTCGTCCTATTATTGAATTTGAAGCAGATTTAAAATTATGGAATTTTGGTCGTCAATTTAAAACTAATGTGACACTGGTCGATTCTTTCACTAGAGATGTTTTCAGCACAATTGAAGGAAGTGTAGGCTACAACATTGACGGAGTTGATTTGTTGGAAGGCATGCGTGTATTGTTTACCGCAGATACTGATGTACAGGTTAATGGTAGAATTTTTAAAGTTAAATTTATAACACATCTTGCTGTTAAAAGATTAACGTTGGTAGAAGAAGTTGACACCAATCCAATAGAAGGTGAAACAGTATTAGTGCTAGACGGTGTAATAAACAAAGGTAAAATGTTTTACTATACCGGAAATATATGGAAAGAAGCACAGCAAAAAAATTCAGTGAATCAATCACCTTTATTTGATGTATTTGACGAAACTGGTATTAGTTACGGCGACAATGTAGTTTATCCAGGTACTACTTTTGCGGGTACACGAATTTTTGGATACCGCCCTGGCAGTAATATTGACAGTGAATTAAATTTTGGAATTGCTTATAAAAATATAGGCAATATCGGTGACATATTATTTGACTTTAATTTACAAAAAGATTCTTTTATCTATAAGAACATTGCAGACATTGTAACAATTACTCTTGATAAAGGTTATTTGAAAAAGTCAGTAGATTTGACAAATGTTTCATTTGTCAACGGATGGGTCAAGGCAATCGCTGACAGTCGACAATATGTTGTTCAACAGTTTGATGGCTCAGACAGAATAAACTATTTCCCTATAGATGTCTATGATCAAAGCGGACTGCTGACTGATCTAGAAACACGAGTTTATATCAACGGTAAAATTATCAGTGACCCACTAGATTATGTTATTGAAATTATAAACGATGTTGCGTTTGTCAATTTACGCAAAGATTTATTGCCTACAGAAAGTGTCGTAGTTAAGAGCACAAGTTCTGCTAAAAAAAATAACAATGGATATTATGAAATTCCCAGCAATTTAGAAAGTAATCCTAGCAATTTAGTTATTGGTGATTGCACACTGGGAGAAGTAATTAATCATTTAAAAACCATAGGCAATTCTAGACTAGATTTCAACGGTGATATTCCTGGTACAGGAAATTTACGAGACCTATCTAACTTATCAGCATATGGTACAAAGATAATTCAGCACAGCGGTCCTTTGACACCGGTTATCTATCATTTTACAAACAAAGATCATAACATAGTAAATGCTCTACGATATTCAAAAGATGAATACAGCAAGTTTAAGCGAAATTTCTTGCGTGTGGCCAGCACACTTGGATTTGATGGCATTACCAGAGTACATTTGGATTTAGTGTTAAAAGAATTAGTCAAAGACAAGACTAAAACCATGCCGTTTTTCTTCACAGATATGGCGCCGTTTGGTGGAAGTGTGATATTTGATCAAGAAGTCATAGACAATTCTATAACAGAATATCCATTGATTTTTGACTTTGACTTGAACACGTTGTCTGACAAAGCAGTTATAGTATATCTAAATGAAGAACAACTATTACATGGCCGTGACTATGAGTTCTTTAATACAAACTTTATTCGTATTTTAAAACCAATCGTTGCTGAAGATGACCTTAAAGTGGTCCAGTATGAAAACACCAATGGTTGTTATATTCCTGCAACACCAACAAAATTAGGACTATACCCGTTATATGAACCTAAACTGTATCTCGATGATACACTAGTAACACCACAGAATGTTATTCAAGGACACGACGGTAGTATTCTTTTAGCCTACAACGATTATCGAGATGATTTAATTTTAGAATTAGAAAAAAGAATCTACAATAACGTCAAATAACTATAAAAACTTTTCTGGCAACGATGGATCAGAAATTCCAGGACATTGGAGAGGCGTTTACAAATACATGTATGACACTGATCGTCCACATTCTCATCCTTGGGAAATATTAGGATATAGTCAGCAGCCAGAATGGTGGACAGATGTCTACGGTCCTGCACCATATACACGTGATAATCTTGTGCTATGGAATGATATAGCCGAAGGCATCATTAGAGAACCAAATAAACTAGTAACACGAAATGCTAAATTTGCAAGACCGTCGATTGTAAATCATATTCCAGTGGATGAAGAAGGTACTTTATTATCTCCATTAGAGTCTGTTGCTGTTAAAGATTATGTTTTTTATCTTGCCGAAGGTGCATTTAGTTTTGGCGATTCTGCACCAATAGAAAATGCATGGAGACGTAGCAGTGATTATCCTTTTAGTTTAATTACAGGTATCACAATACTTCGTCCTGCAAAATCATTTGCAACAATATATGACAGAGCCAGACAGATTAGAGACTTCACAGGACAACTAGTCTATAAAACCAGCAATGGTCTAACCCGATTCACTCAAAGAAATTTAGAATTTCCTAATTCTGTATCTGCTACTTCTAGGATCTTTACCAGCGGCCTAGTTAATTTTATCAGTGAATATTCGACATCTAAGAGTCAAGATAATTTTGAAACCTATAAAGAAAATTTAACCAATCTTCAAGTTAAATTGTCTACAAAGATAGGTGGGTTTATCACTAAAGAAAAGTTTAAATTGGTATTAGATAGTCGTAGTCCGCTGAATCAAAAAAATATTTTTGTTCCTTTTGAAAACTATAATATTATTTTAAACACAAGCACACCAGTATCAACTATTAATTATAGTGGTGTGATTATTGAAAAACAACCTAAAAACTTTATTGTTAAGGGGTACAATCTAGCACTACCAGAATTTAAATATTTCAAACATATTGAAATAGTAAGTGATCCAGTATCTATCATAGGCGGAATCAGTGAAAGTTTTGTGGAATGGGACAGAGAAAAGTTTTATAATAAAACTGAAATTGTTCGATATGACAATAACTATTATAGAGTAACAGCAAGCCATACCAGCACTAATACTTTCGAAATAAAATATTTTGTTAAGTTGCCTAGCCTGCCAATTACAGGTGGCCGAGAAATAATTTCAAGAAGTACATTTGAAACTACAGAATCCACACTGCACTATGGCTCAGAACTTAAAACAGTGCAGAACGTAGTTGATTTCCTTGCAGGATACGGCAAATGGTTAACTGCACAAGGATTTAATTTTGATTTTTTCAACACCGAACTTTCAACAGTAACTGATTGGAATACTGCAATCAAAGAGTTTGCATTCTGGACCACTCAGAACTGGAGTGCAGGCTCAGTTATCAGTTTAAGCCCAGGCGCAGACGAAATTAAATTTACTGCCGATTCAGCAATAGTTGACAACATCAATGACAGTTTTTATGAATACAGCGTTTACAAGCAAGACGGTATTATTCTTGATCCATCTTTTATAAACACTGTACGTAAAGATAATAACTTTACAATACGACCAAGAAATACTGCTGACGGAATTTACCACGTCACTTTAAACTTAGTTCAAAAAGAACACGTTGTTTTATTAGACGACGTCACAGTGTTCAACGATGTAATATATGATCAAGTACAAGGGTACCGTCAAGAGCGTATTAAAGTAATTGGTTACAGAACCGGCGGCTGGCTAGGTAGTTTTAGCATTCCAGGATTTATCTACGACAATGCAGTTGTCACCGAGTGGACACAATGGAAAGACTATGCGCTAAGTGACACTGTCAAGTATAAAGAATTTTATTATAGTGCTAGACAAAATGTAGCAGGCTCTGAAGAATTTGATCCGACAAACTGGAATAGACTGTTATCCAAGCCCGAGAGTAAACTAATCCCTAACTGGGATTATAAAGCAAATCAATTTTTTGATTTTTATGATCTTGACACTGATAGTTTTGACGTTGACCAACAAACTATTGCAAAACACTTAATCGGATACCAACGTAGAGATTATTTAGAAAACATTATCAACGATGATGTTGCACAATACAAATTTTATCAAGGAATGATCCGCGATAAAGGAACTCAAAACGTACTAAACAAATTATTTGATCCACTGAGTTCAGCAGATAAAGATAGTTTAGAATTTTATGAAGAGTGGGCAATTCGTCTTGGCACATACGGAGCAATATCTGCATTTGAGGAAGTAGAATACAAAATTGACGAATCAAAAATGTTGATTAACCCTCAGCCTTTTGAATTAGTAGATAGTGTTGATAATTCGTTCAATGACTTTGTCTATAGAATTACACCTAATCAAGTATATGTACCTAGTGAAAATTATAATCATGCACCATTCCCAAGTCATATTCCAACAGAATACTTTGTTGATACTCCGGGATACGTTCGCAGAGAAGATGTAGATTTTGTCTTTAATAGCAAAGATGAAATCTCTGCGTTGGAATTTTCGCAGTTATCAGAAGGTACACGTCTATGGATCGGCAATGACAAAAATACTTGGGGAGTTTATAGATTCACAGCCGTTTCTGCACGAGTATCTACTGTTGTTCTTTCAGACGAAACAATTCGTATTACATTTTCTAGCAACAAAGACACTGACCTATTAACATCGCCAATAGACGGCCTTTATAAAATTACCAATGCTGGATATAATTTTATTGAAATAAATGCCGGCGACATTACAGAAGACGATTTGTTGTTGGCCACAGTAGAGAACGCATTCATAATCTATAAATTTAGTTCTTTAAGACTTAAAGAGCGTTTAGTCAACGGGCAAACACTGCCAGCATCCATTGACAGATTAGACGAAATTGAACTTCCTGTAAAAGAAAACGGCGATCTAGTATGGATTGATGGAGTAGATAACAACTGGAGTGTATGGTTGTATGAAAACAATTATGCTATAAAACCAGTAACTGACGAAACAGATAATTTTGCAAGTACTGTTGCCGTTGATAAAAATGAAACTGTAATGGCTGTCAGGGCCGGCACGGAAACTGATGATCAAGTATTATACTTTACTAGACCCGCTTCCACATTTAATTGGGCGTTTGCAGAATCTATTAATGCAGGTGCTACATCTCTATTGAATACAAATGGTTCTTTTGGTCAAGCATTAGCATTGTCATCAGATGGTGTCTTATTAGCAGTAGGAGTTCCTGCATCGAATACTAATCGCGGACACGTTTCATTGTTTACAAAAAATTCTGCAAATATTTTTCAATTCACGAAGAATCTTTTACCAGGCACACGTCGAGTAGATGAATTGTTTGGTGCAGAATTAGCGTTTACTAACAATAATTTAGTAGTAGTTTCTAAAGGAACTGCTGGTGCGGTATCTCCTGCAATTTTCCTTTATGATTTAGAAGGTAATGAATTGGATACAGTAACTAGTTTTAGTTCATTATTTGAAATTACAGATATTTCTGTAGGAAATAATTTGCTGGTCGTTTCATTTGCAAATGAAACAGTTAACGTCTACGATGTATCCAGCAATGAATTAGACTTAATCGATACTGTTACGTTTGGAGATTTAGTTCCTAATACAAATATTAGTATTTCCACAGGCTCTAATTTTGCAGAATCAGTGGCAATTACCCAAGACGGCAAATACCTTGCAGTCGGAGCCCCGGATTATACAGGTCTAAATTCACAGCAAGGGTGTGTTGTACTGTTTGAATTAATCAACGAACAGTATGTTGCACAATACATTATCGAAGGTCCGGGCGACATTTCGGCAGGAAGATTCGGATCAAAGGTTAAATTTAATCTACAAGGTGATCAACTAGTTGTATATGCTTCGGGAATTAAACACGATACAAGTACAACATTTGATAATACTACCACAGTCTTCGATAAACGAAAAACTCGATTTGTAGATTTGGAACCAGGCTATGGCTCTGTTTCTATGTTTGACAAATACGATACAAGATTTGTGTTTGCTGAAACTTTAGAACTCGACAATGCTCTCGGCATACGCTATGGAAATTCTTTAAATTTCCGCAAGTCAGTGTACATAGGGGATCCTGCAAAGTCTCGTGGGGCAGTATACGAATTCACAAGCCCAACTAAGAGTTGGAGAAAATATCAAACTCCTAGCCCGGCTGTGGATGTTAATAAAATTAAATCCATCTTCTTATATGACACCGACACTAGCAAGATTTTACAATATCTAGATTTTGTTGATCCTTTACAGGGAAAAATACTAGGACTAGCAGAACAAGAATTAAGTTATAAAACTTATTATGATCCTGCAACATATATCATCGGTACAGAAAATATAAATGTAGATCAACTTACTGGATGGAACGGAAAACAAGTTGGAAAGTTATGGTGGGATCTTGCCGGTTCTAAATTCATTAATACCTATCAAGGCAGTGTAGTCTTTAAATCCAATAACTGGAATAATAGATTCAACGACACTGATGTTGTAGTATGGGAGTGGGTCAGTTCAATTTATACACCTAGTGTATGGGATAGTCTTGCAGACACAGAAGAAGGTCTAGCACTGGGCATCAGCGGCACAAGTAAATATGGCGACCTTGCATATTCTGTGACACAGCAATTCGATGCTATATCTGAATCTATCTCAACAACATATTATTTCTGGGTAAAAAATAAAAAAACTGTTCCTCCTGTTGAAGGAAGAAACTTCTCAGCACAGGATGTTGCCGCATATATTGCTGATCCTAAGAGTAAAGGCATCAAGTACATTACATTACACGGACCACGACAGTTCAGTCTAGTCAATTGCAAAGACTTGATCACAGATAAAAAAGTTGCAATTAACTTTAGATACTGGACCATAGACAACACAGAATTGAATATACATAGTCATTATCAATTACTAGCCGAAGGCGACGAAACAAAACAATTAAACAAATACATTGAAAAGAAATGGTTAGAAAGTTTAATTGGGTTCGACGAGTTAGGTAATGAAGTACCAGATCCTAAATTACCGTTAAAACTTAAATACGGAATTTTAAACAAGCCTAGACAAAGCATGTTTGTTAATCGTATTGAAGCATTAAAACAATTCTTTGAACGTGTAAACCGTACTCTTATCAAAACTAACATCGTCGACGATGTAGATCTGTCTAAATTATACGAAAAAGATCAAGAGCCATCTGTATATTCTTTAAAATATGATGCTGTAAAAGATCTATATTCTGAATTAAGATTTATCAACGTTGCTCCAAGCCGAACAGCCATACTTGATCCTGTAATTGAAAACGGTAGAATAATTCGAGTTAACATTATAGATTCAGGTCGAAACTATAATGATTTAAGTTACGACAGCAGTCAAGGTCGTCCGAAAAAAGGACCATATGTAAACATATCCGGCATTGGTACTGGTGCAAAACTCAGCACAATTGTCAATGATAAAGGCGAAATTATTAAAGTTGCCGTTGAAAATACAGGCAGTGGATACCAAGAATCTACAACATTGACTGTACGTCCATTCACAGCATTAGTAAGAACAGATGAAAACTCAGGCGGCAAATGGGCATTATATATCTGGGACGCAGATAACAAAATCTGGATTAAGAATCTAGTTCAGACCTACGATGTTGCCAAGTACTGGTCTTTGACAGATTGGTATGCAGATGGTTATAATCAGTTTACAAAAATTAGTATAGTTATTGATTTTTCTTATCAGTTGGCAGGACTAACTGCTGACATCGGTGATATAATTAAAATTAAAAACGTAGGATCATCAGGCTGGTTATTACTAGAAAAAAATACCGACAGTACAAATTTATTAGATATTAATTCAAGTTTCAAAGTTATAGGTAGACAAAACGGAACATTGCAATTTAATAAAAATATCTACGAATTTGCAAACAGCAATGTTGGATTCGATGGACCATTCTACGACATTGATGTATTCGATGACGAGCCTAAAGAAGAACTACGTATTATTGTTGATGTATTAAAGAACAATATATTTGTTGATCAACTAACACAAGAGTACAATGCACTATTCTTTGCAAGTTTACGATACGTATTCTCAGAACAGATTTTTGTGGATTGGGCATTTAAAACTAGTTTTATTAAATCCAAACATAA